ATCGTATAATGAACATCATTCCCGCCGCCATTGTCGGCCTGCCGTGGTTCATGACCCGGGGCGGGACTCGATCCCCTGCATGCAGCGGGCACGCTCACACCATCTCCCGCTGCATCCGGGGATCACTCCATGAATTAACCGCTCGCCACGAGGGTCTGCCGGCTCACAGTCGTCCGGCGGCGAGCTTCACCCTGCCAGATGAGAGAGGAGCAATAAAGTCCTGCAATGAGCCATAATGCAAACCGCACCAGGTACAGACGATCTTCCATCATGCTCCAAGTGAGATAACTGACCGATAAAACCTCTCCTCTTGAGGCAGGGACCCCACAAGGGGACCCCCAGAAAACGTAGATTCCAGCCGCTGAAGCATTCGGGGAATGCCTGCACCCACACACACTCTGTCACATATGGGGTGCAGCCAATGCCGGTTCAACTCCGGCCTGTGGCTCTCAATGAAACACGAAATCGCAGAAGAACCCGCAACGGTCCGGCTCCGGCACATCCTCCGGCCCGGCACCTGGAGCGGGCTCTCGCTGCTGGAGAAGATAGCGGTCGTGCAGCTGGTGCTCGGGGCCTGCACGTTCGTGCTGCTGGTCGTGCTGGTGACCGGATGATCTCCCGGTGCGACAAGACTCTCATCATCCTGACCTGTGCAGCAGCGGTAGCAATAGCGACATTCCTGATAGTGCTCCGGCAGTGGGCTGAACACCTGGCAGCAGCGGGGGTGCCGTAAGGATGGCCGCCGCGAAGAAGAAACCGGCGAAAGGCAAGAAGGCAAAAAAGAAGCCCGGACCGGCAAAGGCCGCTGCGGAGATGGGCCGACCCACCAAGTATGACCCGGACGTGCACCCGCTCATGGGGTGGATGCTGGCAATCCGGGGCAAGACCAACAAGGAGATCGCCGCCGGGCTTAGAATCTCAACCGGTACGCTATTCACTTGGACAAACCTGCATGAGGACTTCCTGAGCGCCATAAAAAGCGGCAAGGATGTCGCTGATGCAGGGGTCGAGCAGGCCCTGTACAAACGGGCGCTCGGGTATGACTACGACTTCACCGAGACCACTCACGACCCGGAGAAAGGCGACACCATCAAGAACGGCAAGAAGCACGTAGCCGGGGATGTCACCGCCCAGATCTTCTGGCTCTGCAACCGCAGGAAAGAGGACTGGAAGAACGTGAACAAGCTCGAGCACAGCGGCCCGAACGGCGCACCGATCCAGGTCCTGAACCCAAAACAGATGACCGATGCGGAGATTATCAGCCTGATCCGGAAGGAACGTGATCTCAAGTGATGGCAGCCCCCCGGCCGGTTTACCCCCTCGCCACGTACGAGACCGAACTCCTCGCCCGGGCAGACGCCCGCGAGAGCCTGATCCGGTACTGCGAGTATGTCCAGCCGGGCTACATGGCAGCCAGGCCCCACCGGGCACTCGCGGAGAAACTCGAAGCGGTCGAACGAGGCGAGCTCACCCGCCTCCTCGTCACCGAACCCCCGCAGCACGGCAAGAGCCGGCTGGTCTCGGTCCATTTCCCCTGCTGGTATCTCGGACGGAACCCGGACCGGAGGGTAGTCCAGACCTCTTACGGCCTCTCCCTTGCCCTGAAACACAGCAGAACGGCCCGTGATTTTTTCGTCTCCCCGGAGTTCCACAACATCTTCCCGAACACCCGGCACCAGCCGGGCAGGGTCTCGCAGGATGTCGTGGCAGCACAACGACAGGCAGCGCAGGAATGGGGGACTGCCCGGGGGGGAACATACTACGCGGTCGGTATCGGAGGGGGACTCACGGGTATGGGGTTCGACCTCGGCATCATCGACGACCCGGTCAAGGACGTGGTCGAGGCCAACTCCGAGATCATCAACGAGCGGAACTGGGAATGGTATGGCTCGGTCTTCCGCACCAGGATGAGCCCGGACGCCGCTATCATCCTGACCATGACCCGGTGGAGCAAGAAGGACCTCATGCAGCGGATCCTCGACCAGATCACCGACGGCGTCACAGACGAGCCCTGGGAGATCCTGCATATGCCCGCGATCGCCACTCCCGATAACCCGTATGACCCGACCGGGCGGGCGGAAGGTGAGGCCCTGTGGCCGGAACGATACGACCTCAACTGGCTCCTCCGGCAGAAAGAGGCGATCCGGCCGAAACCGTTCGAGAGCCTCTACCAGGGCAACCCCACGATCGGGGAGGGCGAGCTCCTGAAACGTGCCTGGTGGCGGTTCTACAAGGTCGCCCCCACCATGGACGAGACGATCCAGAGCTGGGACTGCTCGTTCAAGGACCTCAAGACCTCCGACTACGTTGTCGGGCAGGTCTGGGGAAGGAAAGGGGCTGACTGTTACCTGCTCGACCAGGTGAGGGCCCGCATGGACTTCCCGACAACGATCATGGCGTTCCGCGCACTGACCTCAAAATGGCCGCAGACCTACCGGAAGTTTGTAGAGGACAAGGCCAACGGGACCGCCGTGATCCAGACCCTGAAACACGAGATCCCGGGCATCATCGAGGTCGAGCCGGAAGGCGGCAAGGTTGCGAGAGCGAACGCCGTGTCGGGGAGCATCGAAGCGGGCAACGTCTACCTACCGGACCCGGAGACCTGCTCGTGGGTCCATGACTTCATCGAGGAATGCGCCTCGTTCCCGAACGGGAAGAACGACGACCAGGTGGACACCATGTCGCAGGGCCTGTACCGGTGGCTTGGGGCCGTCCTTGAATCAGAACTGACACTCGAGCACGCCGGCGGGTTCGGCCCGCAGAACAACAAGATGAAAATCCGAGGTGGACTCTTATGAGCTTGCTAAACAGTATCCGAAACCTACGAAGGCCCCGCAACCCTGACCGGGAAGAGGGGGTCCTCTACCAGCACAGCGTGACGAACAGGTATAAGGCGCCGGAGGTGACGGCAGCCAAGATCCGATCGCTTGAGGACAACGCCTATTTCGTCAAGCTGGAACAGAACCAGCGCAACCTGGTCTTCTGCGAGAAAGTCGAGATCGTGGTCAAGAACCCGAAAGGTGAGATTGACGAGGACCTTACCGAAAAGCTGACGGCCATGACCAACGAGGACGATAACCGCCTCAACCAGAAACTCCCGATCATCTGGTCGTCCGTCTGGAGATACGGGGCATCGTTTGTCAACGACGTCTGGGGCTGGCGCGGCTCGGAATATAGGCTCCTTGCGCTGCGGGTCCTCCCGGCTTACACGTTTGCAACCGTTCCGACAGCCGGGAACTACTTCTCGTATGGGGATATCCTCCGGGGCGTGGTCCTGAACGAGGACCATGAGGTCGAATACTGGCAGAAACAGGACGAGACGGGCGACCCGGTCCAGGTCAAGAACATCACCATGATCAAGGACCCGACCGAACCTGCGATCGCAGGTGTGCCTTCGTGCCTGCCGGCAGTGCACATCATTCACATGCTCGCGTACTGTCACAAGGCCCAGATGCAGAAGGTTAACCGCGTCGGTGCCCCGGCCCTGTTCCCGAAAGTCACCAGCTCAGTCCAGCGGGCGAAAGGTATCGTGAGCGATGCCAACTACCTCAAAACCATGCTGCAGAACTGGGGGATCAACGTCAGTTTCCCGCTGCGGGAGAACATGGAGTTTGCCGACCCGCACATCGAGGACAACCCCACGGCCCTGGACACCATCAAGCATTACGAGGGGATCCTCGACCGCATCTACTCCCCGACCAGCCTGATCACGAAAGACGGCACCCTGATCGGCGGGTCGAACCTGGGTGAGCTGGAACTCATGAAAATGTATATCTCCAGCGTGCACCGGTGGCTTGAAGAAGCAGCGGAGTCCCTGCTGCAGCACTACCTGGACGTGAACGGGTATACAGAGAAGGGCTATTCCGTCGAGGTCACGCTCCCGGCGTTCGAGGTCGATGAAACCCCGCTCAATGTCCAGCTGGTTACCGCCATGCGGGAGACCCCGACCAGCCCGGCGCTCGCCACCCTCGATGAGATGCGGGACCTGCTCGGCCTGCCTCCTGCAGATGACAAGGTCCGGGCGGAACTCGAGAAGACCCGGCCGCAACCACAGGCATCGCCTATCCCGTTCGGCCTGAAACAGGAGCCGCACCCGAAAGGAGTGCAGACCCCGGAAGAGGTAGCGACGGATGAAGCGGACGACCTGGAGAGGGCATACGGCGATGCGTTCGCGGCCGTGATTGCGGAGCTGAAGGCGACGGAGGGATGAACTCATGACGCCCCAAGAAATAGCAAACGCAATAGAAAAATTGAGAGAAGGCCCCGATCCGTGGAAACACCGATCGATCAGGATGCGCTGCCGGACCTGTATGTTCATGGCGCTCAAAGAACGTAATTTCGAGGATATTGAGCGGATCAAGAATGCCCGGAATATGTGCGGGAATATCGACAACTTCACGGGTAAGGCCGTTGGCCGGTGCCGCCGCCACGCCCCAACTATGAACGGTTACCCGGTTGTTTTCGAGGATGACTGGTGCGGCGACCACAAACTCGACGAGACGAAGGTGTAACCCGTGGCCATCTCCCCCGACCGCATGAACAAGATCTTTGACCACCTCGACCAGCGGCAACGGAAGATCCTGATCAACTCTGCAACGCAGGCCCACATCGCAGG